TTTTGGTTTAGTAGGTTCTTTCTTATCGGACTTCTTACCATTACCTGTAGACAAGCCGAATGTGGCTAGGGCTCCCGTAAAAATCGAAGCGACGAAAGTGATATCGCCTGCCGTAGCTGACTTTTTGACCATTGGCAGCTCAACATAGCTTAATGTGATGATAAACCCTGACCAGATTACAACACCTAGACGCACCGCTGCACCTAGTACTTGCATCTGTTCATCATGGTCATCTACATTTTCTTTGAGCTTGGTGAAGATTCCTTTCTTTTCTGGCGGTTTTGTTTCCATTTATTTATTTTACCTTGTAGGAACTTCTGTAATCTTTTTTTAATTTGTTCTATAATCGGCTGTGCTACAGTTGTAGCTGCTACTGCTGTAACAGCTGCCACAGTTGTGGTAACTAATATATCAGCCGGTGGTATAGGTATAGGTGGTAAGGGTGGTAAGTTTAGTTTTGGAGCTGGAGGTGTCTCTGTCTGTACTGGTTTAGTATCCTCTGGTTCTCTAAGATCACTCGGAGGTACAACCATAGGTACATAGTAAGGCACTTCAGCTTTAGGTAAAGGTATATCTACTGTGTCTACTTCAAATACTGGTATGTCAATGGTGGGTACTTCCATTAAGTCTTCATTATATAACAAAGAACATAGTAAGGAGGTCTGTTTTCGTGTGAAGTACCACCACCAGTACTATGTGTAGTTGCCGATCCTCGGGTGTTTTCACCGGGGTAGTTCCAATCGTTTCTACCCGGACCAAATTGAGTCCAAGAGTGACTTCCAGAACTACCTTTTGTAGTTGCTGTGTGGGTGTGTGCAGGCATTTGGTTAGTAGTTAAAGTTACTGAAGCTGCACCACCTGTATCATTAATAGCATATCCACTACCAGTTCCTCCACCCATTACAAATCTAGCTCGTAAATTAGGCGTACTATTATTACCATCACATATAACCCAACCAGAAGGTATAGCGTTTTCTGCACCTGACCAAATAAGTATCATACCAGAAACAAATGCAGATATACCTGTTAAATTTGCACCACTAACAGCAGGCAATGTAGCTGGAAATCTTGCATCTGGAATTGTCCCTGCCGTAAGATTAGTTGCACTTAATGCTGAAAGATCTTTTGCTGTATTAGCTGCTATAGCTGAGTTAATAGAGTTAGCTAACTTAGCGTCAGTAACTGCATCGTCAGCTATGTGAGCTGTATCTATACTACCATCTACAAAGTGTTCAGAATCCACAGCATCATCTGCTATTTTAGCTCCTGTAACTGCGTCTGCTGCTATTTTAGCTGTAGTCACACCACCGTCAGCTAATGCACCTGTGATATAAAATATACCATTCATGGTTGCATGTGATGTACATATATAATATAGAACATCTGGTGCATCATGTGGTACTTCAAATATTATTGTAGAGCCTCCAGCTCCGGCGTTATTTGTTACGCCTGTGTTGTACTCTGAGCCTCCAGCTCCGGCTACACTCTGTATACGAAACGGATGTGCTCCAGAGGAGTTACCGTTTACAAAGTTATATGTTTTACCACGTGTCAAATACAAGGTAGGGTCGTTGACCGCCCCGGTCAAGCCCTCTCCTGTAAATGTATAGTGGTCTGAACCGCTTGCTCCTAGTGTATAGGTGATGTCTAGAGCATCGGCATGTAGTTTACTAGCTGTAATCTGAGCATCTGCCAGATCAGCTGTATGCACCTGACCGTCTTTTATACCGCCGGTGCTTACTTGTGTTAATGCCATTATGGTTTAGGATATTTGTCTTTGGTTGCTTTAATGGTAGCTTTCCAAGCATCTATACCATTATGGTAGATGTCATCTAGCTGATCGACCACACTAGGGTATTTGGCTGCTCTATTTCTTGCATAGTCTTGTGCATCAAAAGCATCTTGCATTGCTTTTAATCCGGCATTTATTTCAGCTTCAGAAGGTTTTGTACTACCATCTAAAATTGTTAAATTAGCATAGGTCATTTTAGTTTCATCACACCATGCTCCTTCCTTTGTTCCGCCTTCATACCATCCAAACCATTGTCCGCTTTTAATAGTACGGACATAATCGTCAATATGATTAGGTCTTCCTGTGTTTATGTCCATAGTTATAGATCCGCTAATTTAACAAAAACAACCATATTACCGTCACCGGCTCCGATATTTGAAGCTTCAGAAGACTGCCACCAAAATGCTACTTTGTCGTTAGTTGTATTTGTTACTTTTACAATAGCTTCGCAAGTAGCTGCTGCCCAACCATAACCATTACTGGTTCCACTAAAAGAGTTTATATTGCACTGCCCTTCTGCTATTTGATGTATCGGTGGGTTTGCGTTACTATTAGTTCCATATATTCTATTTCCACCGATTCTCATGTTTAAATTTTGACCTGAAAACTTTAAACAATAAGAAATATAATATATTCCTGTAGAAGGAAAACTAAATATTCCAGATGATTCTGTTATTAGTTTTCCGCTAGGACCATTTGCCCAACTTCCCCCCGGACCACCGGGTTTTCCCCAACCAGAGGTTATATAACCGTTACCGCTAGTATTACTAAATCCTTGTCCGTGAAATGTATCGTAAACCGAGCCTGCTGCACTTTCAGCCGGTAAATCTGTAAATGATAATGCACCAGAACCATCAGTCTTTACAACTTGGTTAGATGTTCCATCGGATGAAGGAAAGGTTAAGCTGTTAATTGTTGTTGCATTGATAGCACACTTACCGCTGCCATCTAATGTTATAGCGTCTCCTGACGCACTGTTTGATCGTACTTGATCGACTAATATTCTACTCATGCTTCTATCTCCATTGCTGTAATTGTGCTTGAGTATAGACCATATCCAAATGAATCTGAGGAAGTGTATGAGTTATTAAATTGAACATTTCTTGTACTACCAGCATTTTGTGCAATACCAAAATTATAATATCGTGAGTTAGTATCTCCAGCAGTATCAAGAAAACTTAAAGAGTGAAAAGTTGGATAATTATTACTGTGTTGAAGTGCAGCACTAGCCATCCTTCCTCTATTACCACTTGCATCACCTACCGACGCTGTTAAAACTGAACCATTTTTATGAAATCTTACAAACATTGCACCTACGTTTGTATTGCTAGAAACGCAGACATCACCAATAATTAAAATTTTATTTGAAGCACTACTTGGTGTAAGTGTAACTTTTAAACTTGCATCATCATAATTAAAGAATGTATCACCAGATGTAGCAATAGTTGAAACATCTGTTTTAGTAATACTTACTACTTGAAGAATTTTACTAGGTGTTTTCCAACTTAAATTTCCAGATCCATCTGTCGTTAATAGTTGACCAGCACTACCATCTGATGTAGGTAACTTAAAAGCTACTTCACTAGATGTAGGTGCGGATGTAGGTGGGTTAAGCGATACGCTGTTACCACCCGAATGTTTTAATTTTATACTCATGATGCGTCAACCTCCATTAAAGTTAGAGTATGAGCGTTGGCTCCCTCATTAAACAACCAAATTGTATTAGAACCCGATTCTCTTTTCAAAGCCACTCTATAAGTATGCGAGTTTGTGTCAGCAGGGTTATCTAAATATACATGAGAACTTCTGGTTGCTTTACAAGTACCATCAGACTCACGAAGGTTTGCATATGTTTCTTCATAAATCATAGTGGTATCTCTAAAAAGTTTTAAAGCACATCTACCAGCTCCCGACCCACCTATATATGGGTTAAGACTAAGCATAACTAAAACTTTATTTGAGCTTGATGTTAGAGTAATACTCTGACTCATTCCTCCTACATCTGCACCTTCACCATCCTGACTGGCTGTAGAAAAATCTCCACTATTAGCCGATGCTTGTTTAAATTGTAAAACTTTACCACCTTGAATTGTAGATTTAGCTGGTGTAACTGCATTACTAGCTATCATGTCGGTATCTACTATACCGTTGGGTAAACCACCAACAGAAATTCCTGTGATAGTACCATTACCATTAATTTGTATTGCCATAATTATACTATTGTGTAAACACTACCACTAGGTACTGTCAGTGTAACGCCATTTGCTATAGTGATCGGCCCAGCACTAAGAGCGTTTTTGTTTGTTGAAATTGTGTAGTTGTTAGATATAGTCTGTGAGTTTTCATAGATACATCCGTCAGCTACTGCTGAAGCTACACCTGTTAAACTACTACCATCACCTGTGTAAGATGTTGCACCTAAAGCTCCTGTTGCAGAGTTAAAGGTCAGATTACTACCACTCTTAGGTGCTAGGTCTCCACTTGCTGCTGTAACAAATACAGGAAAACAAGTTGTGTCTGATGACTCATCTGCTACTGGTATAGTAGAAGTGTTGATAGAGTTTGTAGATGCTGCTGTAATACGTCCCTGAGCGTCTACAGTAATCGCTGGAATTGCTGTGGCTGAACCATAGCTTGCAGCAGTTACAGACGTGTTAGCGAGCTTATCCGCAGTCACTGCGTCGTCAGCTATTTTTGCTGTAGTTACATTTGCATTTACGATAGAAGCTGTTACTACTGCACTACTAGCTAGTTGATCTGCACCAACTGCATCGTCTGCAATTTTAGCTTGTGTGACTCCGTCATCTGCTATCTTTGCTGTTGTAACTGCACCACTTGCAATTTTAGCAGCTGTTACTGTACTATCACTTGGTGTACCAATACTTACTGAGGCTCCGATGGTGATAATAAAGAAGTCAACACCATTAACAGGGGCGGCAGAAAAGATAATATCACCACCGTCGAGAGCAAATCCTTCGCTGGGTTGGCTTGTACCTGTGTTAGGTTTTTGAACGACTCCATTGATAGAAACAAGCATTTGCTGTGCAAAAGTGCCTGCGTTGCTAAGTGTAAATCTATAAGCTGATCCATTAAATGTTGCACTGCCTCCACCAGTTCCTGATGAACTAGATATTGTGTTTATAAAAAAGTTACCTATTGTTTGAGTTTCTTCCCAAGCACTAGATGTTCCATTATATACGAGAAGTTTGCCTGTGCCAGTATTAAAGAATAAATCACCGCTATCAAGAGAACTTGTAGGGTTCGACGACCCAACTCTATATCTTTCTGAGAAGTCATTAATATCTCCACTAAGGCTGACAAGATCACTTTCTGCAAGTGTAGCTTTATGATAGTTATATACCTGTCCAGAACCAGTTGATGTTACAATAAAACGTATACCAGCTGCTACAGTAGAACTGTGAAAGTTAGATGGTATGCCGTTTATAGTTACTGTAGATCCACCTACGGTTCTACCTGTTGTACTACTACCACTACCACTTACTACAATACCAGCTGCGTCTGCTATAGAAATAGCAACACCAGATACTGGTTGTGTATTAGGAAATGATACTTCGTTAGCTATAGCTTCAAACCCACCAAATGGTTCTAGTTGTGCAGCTACATAATCTACAACAGCACCAGATGTTGGTACGTGTGAGTCACTGTTAGTTATTGTAGTTTGCTCGCAACCTATCTTACCTATAGTAATTGCATCGTCTGCAATCTTAGCTGTTGTTACGTTTGCATCTGTAATTTTAGATGATGTAACAGAGTTAGATGCTAGTTTGCCGTCTGTAATAGTTGTGCTCGCTATTTTTGCTGCGGTAATTTGACTGTCTGCTATATGAGCAGTATCAATAGATCCGTCAACATAGTGCTCTGAATTAATAGAGTCATCTGCTATTTTTGCTCCTGTAACTGCATCGTTTGCTAGGTCAGCTGTGGCAACACTAAGATCTGTAATGTTAGCACTTGCTACAGTAATATCTGTAGGTAAAGCACCTCCAGCTAGCTTTGCCATTGTCACAGCATTGTCAGCTATCTTAGCTGTTGTTACATTAGCATCTGTTATTTTAGCGGTAGTAACTGCTGCGTCTTTTATTTTAGCTGTAGTTATAGCTGCATCTTTCAGGTCAGATGATAATATTGTTTGATTCTGTTCTTCTTGTGCAGCATATAATAACTGCGTATTGTTGTTGTTAAGATCGCCTGCCTTAACTGATGACCCTGCTGTAAAAGTTGCCTTAGCACTGTCTACGTCTGTATCACGAAAGATACGTATTGCAGCTGGGCTTACTGGTATGTTGCCTGATGTAAAAACAACATTACCGCCGCCGGTGGTTGTGTAGCTTGTTATATTATAGTGTGAGCCTGATGTCTTTATGACACCATCTACATCAACTTTAATATCAGCTTCTTTTATGGAAGGAAAGGAAAACGACTTCGTAGCGTTTCCGTCTCCTGTGTAATCTACGAAAGTTGTTGCCATTACTTATACATTGAAAGAAGGTTGTTTGATTCTCTAGTTTTATATTCTTGTTGTAGTTTTTTCTGTTTCTGCTCTTGAGTTAAAGCTAAGATGTCTTGTCTGTATTTAATATCATTCCAAGCTAATCTTCTAACTTCTTTAAACAGTCTGTCAATTACAATATTGTGTTTATAATCTCTAGCATTGTATTCTGCACGATTACCAGCACGAATATCTTTTCTCATTAACTTCATAGATGCAATCATTTCTGGATCTTCAGATAGCTTTTCTAGTTGTGCTTCTAGATTATATTTACCTATAGCTTGTTGAAATTGAGATCTAATCCCTGCATCGTCAGTTAGGTTAGTACCATCAGGTGCATAAAATGTACTGATTCTAAGGTCATACCCACTGTCAAACAAGAATTGTCTACCAGCACTTTGGTCCATGTTTAATTGAATAGGACTAATCATGTTAAATGCACGAGTCATGAAGTCATGTTTTCTTAATGGTTTACCGTTTAGCATATCATACTTAATAGGTAGACCTTCGATACCGGGTAAAATTTCAGTAGCCAAGTTACGGTTTTGCCAAGACTGAAATACACCAGAATTAATTTCACGCATATGTGGACTGAGTAGTTTACCTAGTTCATTACGTAAAGCTGCAAGAGGTATTGTATTATTAGTAACACTAGCTACAATACGTTCTGCCTGACCGGGGCGACCAGCTACTAAATCAACTAGCTGTTGAAGTCCTGACATATAAGATTTACCTGATACAGCCTGAGCTACCACTAGAGAAATCTTTTGTAGTTCTTTTTCTGACCACTCTTCACCCATCAGAATACTAGCATCACCTACGTTAGCTATAGTTTTTAGTACTAGACCAAAAGGTTCAAAGTCCTCATAATCTAGTCTTACACCACCAACTTCTATAGTTCCGGGTAAGTAACCGCCATCTATCCAACCTTGACGTTGCTGCCTATCTGTAGGTCCATCACCAGTAAGTCTACCTGACATCCATGCTTGTACACCCATAAAGGTTACAGCAGAGCCTATTGCAAATCTACCTGTTTGTAATGCCTTAGCGTTTTGTAATTCTTCTACCGTGTTAATACCATACTTTTTAAGGTTAGGTATATCTTTAGGTCCAGCAAAAGCTATATCATTAAACTCTTTTACAAGAAAGTTAAAACCGGGGGTATGCTTACCAGTTAGTGCAAGTCCGTTTACACCAGTTCTAGCAAATAAAAAGAAAGGTCTAACAAAAGGATTTGATGTCATAACATCGTTAAGACCTTTAGCAAAGCCAGTCAAGTCTTGTGTTAGTGTTACCTCTTTCTTTGCAAACATAGTTGCATCATCTTTAATATTACCATTAGCATCAAATATTTCTGCATAGAAATCATCTTGATATGCTTTCATAATATTACCGTTGATCTGTGGTAACTGTACACCAGAGCCTTCTAGTTCTAGTACACGACGCATAGCTTTTTCTCTCATCTTAGCTCTACCTAGTAAGAATGTAAAAGCATCGTCAGTCGCTGCCATTATCTTAGTAGAGTAAGTAAAAAGATTATTGTTATTTATACCACGTATCATGTTAGTCATAGCAAATATAGCACGATCTTCTTTAGATGCTCTACCACTATCTTCTGCCCATCTACGCATAACTTCCCAGTTAGCATCACCTTTAGTAAACTCGATAAATCTAGTTTTAATTGTAGATATATCACCACTCCAGTAGCCATTTAACTTGGTAAAAAACAAATCAAACGCTTCTGGTATAGCTTCCATCATACCATTCATTGACGCAAGACTACTACGTACGGTAGACGCATCTCCAGTAAATGGAAAACGCATAGTAGCTCCAATAAATGTAGAAATAGGACGCAAGAATGTTGCACTACCTGTACCTAACAATGCTCGAAGTGGTGTTTTAGGTCCACTTAATACACTGTGACTTATCATTTCTTGTAAACTACGTATCAAAGCACCAGTACGTTGTGGTCCTTCGCCGCCTATCTGTCCACCTTTTAGTATAGTTCTTGCCCAGTTATCAAAGTCATCTAGATTATTTACATTCTTCATCATAGAAAAGGCTTCAAACAACGCATTTAATAGGTTGTCATCTGCATCATCTTTAGCTATTTTAAGAATAGAAAATATAGAATCCTTAACATCTTGCATATCAGATGCGACAGCTTGATTAACTGCATCATCTACTTGCTGTCTAGTTTTGCCTGCACCAAATGATCTAAAATAATCAGATGCTACAAACCTAGATTTTTTAGTTTGTGTCAAAGCAGTTAACATAGTATCTATTATTTGCTTTGCTGGTCCGTCAATGTCATCTAATGACACGTAATCTGCTAGTTCTCTACCAGCTATACCTGTATCTCTAAGCTTTTTAAGCAAAGATCCAACTACTAAGTCAGCTGTAACTACTGTTTCAGCAGACCAAGTTTCAAATGTTTTGTCTCCTAATGGTATGCTAGCTTTCTGCTTCTCAAATAGATCAGTTAAATACTCCTCTGGGGACATATCTACTACTTCTCTACCGTCAGTAATCTTCATGTAAGATTCTATTGCATCACGCCACACGTCTGCTAAAGCTTTTCTGTCGCTTTTTACAAACTCCATTTCTTTTTTAAACTTTTCATCGCTCATTAGACCTCGAAGTGTACGTTCGACTACCTCGTCGGTTGTACCACCTTCTCTTGCTATACGTTCACGTTCTACGTTAGTTGTAACACCACCTGTAGATCCGTCTTCAGATCCCCAGTCAGTACGTGTACGCTTTAGCTGATCTCTAGCTTGACCTACGTCAACCTCTGATGTATGAGCACCTTGATGCCTTTGAGCTATAGGTGCGTTCTTTTCAGCACGGAACTGAGCGTCACCTTTACGGATCTGTGCAAGTGCAGCTGTAGTTGTCTGACCTTCTATACTAGCGTTACGCTGTATGATCTGTCTTTTAACTGCACTACTACCACCGCCTATTAACTGTGCTGCTCCGTCAAATATTAAGCCTATACCCATACCTTCAACAATGTTTTTAAACTTCATCATCATAGGATGGTCAGTATCTTTTGTAGTTAGTGGTGTATCCATCCAACCATACTGTTTAGTTAAAGCACCTAGAGCATTGTGTCCGTCTGATTCTTTTGATATTAAGTCAGATACACTACCAATAGCCATAGCTCTGGTAATGCTTCCAAGTCCTAACATCTTAGCTGAAGCTACACCTAATAAAGGTACACCAGCTGCGGCTAATCCTTTAGCTGATAATACAATACCGGCAGCCATGCTACCAAAGTGTACAGTACCTCTCAGTAATTTACCCCACCATGTTTTAGTTATGATAGGGTCATCTTCATCTACAAATGGATCCCAGTCTGGTCTATAGTAACCTTGCTCTTCTTTTTCTTTTTGCATCTGGCCACTTACAGCGTCAAATGTACGTTCTGCAAATGTAGTGCTGGAAGAAATAGTATCTTGTATACCACCAGTTAAAATAGACTGCCCTTCTTTAGCAAAAGCTTTTAGCCCCCACTTATTATTAGTTACTCTAGGATCTATTTGTTCTTGTTCTTTCTGTTCTTCTTCTTGAACAGCTAGTTGTTGAGCTTGATTAATTTTATCTTGTTTAATAGAATCTTCTTCAAGCTGTTTTTGTATTTCTTCTGGAGAAGTAAATCCCGTAGGATCATATTCTACATTAAATTCTTCCATAGTTATAAGTTTAGGTCAATAGCTTCCTTAGCAGCTGGACCGTAAAGTGTGTTTAATCTCATAAATGGTGGTATTTCATCAATTAATGATTCATACTTTTCAATCTGCTCTTCTGTAAAAGGCATCAATCTTCTGTATGATGTGTCAGCATTACCAAATAGGTGCTGATTGTTTGCTTTGTGGTGCAGTCTACTCATAAGTAACTTAGATTGAGCTACCTGATCAAATGGTTTAGTAAAGTCAATGAGTCCT